ATTTAAAAATATTGTTAAAGTGTTATGCCCGTGTGGTGAAAATAACCCTCAAGATGTTCTTTTATCGTTAAATGAAGATACTGTATATCAATGTGATAAATGCAGAAAAGAAGTCAGGGCAACTACTAATGTTGGTACTGCTTTAATGACATCTCCTATAATGACAAAAAGATAATGCAAAAAATAAATAACATAACAACTGAAGTTCATAATGGTTTCGTGGATCAAGTTGAGGAAAAGGAAATCGACATTGAAGAAATAATGAAATATTTTACTGGAGATGACACTGAAATGAAAACTCGTGTTACTGCTGGTAGAGTGTTTCAGAAGAATAAAAAAATTAATTTCATCGAAACGTTATTCAAGTTAATTGAAGAGGAAATAAGTAAAATGGAATCTAAAAATAATAGAGATTCTGATAACTCATTCTTCAATTTAAATAAAAAGATTCTTTCAAATAATCTCTACAATGTAAAAGAAATAATTAAACAGTATAATTTAGATGAAAAAAGAATATCTGACTTTTTATTAGGAACTGTGATACAATCTATATATGATTCAAAAAAGTGATGATATTATTCAAGAATATGGTATAGATTTTGTAGCAAGATTTGCTTGTCTATACGAAGGTGTTAATGTAGCTTGTAGTAGAGCTGAAAGAATTGGTTATGATACGGAAAAAAGTACTGCGTGGATAAAGCCAACTGCTTTTCAAAAATATATCGATGAAAGATATCTAGACATGAAGCACGATATTCAGTTATATTTAAAAGGAATTGAAACAGATGAAATTTATCCCTGGGACGAGGTTTATTAACAGTACAATGAAAAATACGAAACTCTTTAAAAGGGGTGTCGTGTATAAGTTACATAATATTAAAAAGATAGATAACGGTATTGTATATACTTTTTTAGTTGGTGGTAAAGATGTAAAAGATATTACATTTGCTTCATTTGAAGAAGCTGATAACTGGTTAGAGACTATACAGATTTAATATATTTACCAGTCAAATATATTAATAATAATCCCCATACACGTCAGTATCATTCTTCGACATGTCAAATACATCGTTCTTACTAACCACATCAACATCATATTCATCGTAACCGTCTTTCTTCAATTGACTCTGTTCATTATCACCACCGTTTAACCTACCGGCAAAGGACTCTTCATAAATCTGACTATTACCTGATATACCGCTTGTAAGGTTATTAAATGGTATATTAGGTTCGAAGCTGTAATCTAAACGTTTTGCTTTTATAAGAAAGACGTAATGACCTCCTAGTTGATTCATTTGAGCAATATCTTGATCAAGCTTTTCAGTTATCTCGAAGTATTTTGCTTGCCTATCATTCGGCCTATCATTACCATACTCACTTAATTGGAAAACATCACCTGCTTTAGGTTCAACGACATTGTACTGCGTATCATATACAGAGCTCAAGGTATAGAAAGAGTCGTAAAAAGATGAAATATGGATATATGCTGTTATATCATCATCGCTTTCAAAACCGAATTTTGATAATGTTATAGCGTTTTCATTCAACGTTACAGCCATAACTATTTGTCTAGGATCGGCAAATACTTTAGTAGGTTCTTCCCCATAAAAATTATCTGCACTTAATACATTATAAGTATTAACAAAATAGTTTACCTTGGTACCATAAAGATTTATTTGCTCTCTCCACCAATTGGAAAAGAGAGTACGTTCACTTGATTGTATAGATTTATCTGTAAATCTGTAACAATTTTCATCTGATTGTACTAAACCAGGATATTCACAACTGTAATCGGGCTGACTCATCTTTCTATTACAAACTTCTTTAGTTTATCATCAAAATATAATTTTATACCAGTACTACCTAATTTTTTAACTTCACCTTTAAAAGGTATAACATTGTACTCTTTTCTAATATAATCTAAAGTATTATTATCACAAACTTGTCTACCATGTTTATTTCTTATCAACTCTATCTTAGGATTTTTGGTAGGGTCTTTCTTAACATAATCGGGTACTATATTTTGATGTTTTCTTATGTAACGAGAATCACCGCTCCCGGGTATAGCTCTTCTATGTCTATGATTGGTAAAGAATTTAGAAAATGTATCCACAGAAATATTTAAGCAAAAAAAAGCACAACCAAATTAATGATTGTGCTATTTTATTTTTATAAATCTACTTTACTGAATAAAGTCGCCTTGTGATAATGCAACTTTGTTTGCTTTACTAGTAAGCTTACCTTTTCCATCAGCTAATGGCTTTGGTTCAGCATCGACATACTTCTTAGTTGAATCAGATGCTTTCTTACTTTTTGCTTTTACATTACCAACCTTGTTATGTCCTGGTTGCGTAAGTCCTTGACCAGCTGTATCAGGTACTGCTGTCATTTCAGTTGCTTCATCAACTGTTTCTTCATCTTCATCTTCTTCTTCTTCATCTTCTGAATAGAAGTTAAAACCTTCTTCACTTTCGTCTTCTCCTTCATCATCACCTTCATCATCACCTTCTTCTGGTTCGATTTGAGCTAAAATTTCTTTAAGTGCTTCAATGTGTGATGCACCTAATGTTACTGTAACTTCGTCTGTTTCACCAACACCGGTATCAGCATCAGCTTCAACTTCTGTGTCAATACCAAGTGCTTCAAGCTCTTGTGATTCATCACCCATTACGTTTTCAAATAATTTATCAAAAGTAGATTTCATGTAATTATTTATACTCTCTTTTACCTTTTTCTCTATTTTTTTATCAAAATTTTGAGAAGAATAGTCGCTACTGTTATATAGCTCATCTTCCTTCTTATTCTTCTTAGGATCAATTACTTCTTCAACGCCTTGCGCATTTTCAGGTCCAGATGTTTTTTCATCTTTGAAACCTTTTTTAACATTATTAGCTTCGACAGGTGCTTTACCAGGTTTGGTACCGAATTTAGAAGCTTTTTCACCTGGGACATTTTCAGATAGTATATTATTACTATATGTATTCCATATTTCCATTAGAGTATTTGATCTAGCCATGTAAATATTTATAGCGAAATGGCAAAAGATAAACAAACTTACATGAATAATCCAAATCTGCCCACAACCGGTGCAGAGTTTGAATATACACCAGCTATGGTGAAGGACTTAAAAAAATGTCAAAAAAACATTTTACATTTTGCTGAAAAGTTCTTTTACATCATATCTTTAGATGAGGGTAAAAAGACTATTGACCTTCATTACTGTCAAAAAAGAGCACTTCGTAAAATGAGAGACAATCGTTTCTTTATATTACTAGCAAGTCGACAAATTGGTAAAGCGTTAGCTTTAAACACCCCGGTACCGTCACCTAATGGTTGGACAAGTATGGGTGAAATAAAAGATGGTGATGTAATATACGATAGTAATGGTCAACCATGTAATGTTATAAAAGCACATGATATTTTATATGATAGAGTTTGTTATGAGGTTGAATTCGATAATGGTGAAAAAATAGTAGCTGATGCAGAACATAATTGGTTTACACAGAGTAAATTAGAACGTCGTAAAAAAATAAACGGCTCGGTAAAAACAACACAAGAGTTATTTGAGACGGTTAACTATTATAACGAACCTATGCATAGAATACCTACATCTATAGAGGGTGTATGTGGGGTGGAGCAGGATTTACCTATTGATCCATGGGTTTTAGGTTTTTGGTTAGGGGATGGGGATTCATCAACAGGATCTTTTACAGTTGGTAAACGTGATATTGATCATATAAAAAGTATATTAGATGAAAAATATAATAAATTGCTAATTAAAGAATACAATCAAAATGTTTTCACTATTAGAGCTAGTGTGGTAGAAAATATACAAACTAAAAGTTTATCTGCTCAACTTAGAAAGGAAAAATTACTAAAACATAAACATATCCCCGATTTATATTTAAAAAGTTCAAGAGAACAACGTCTTGAATTATTAAAAGGTTTAATTGATAGTGATGGTTATATATCACGTTCAGGTATATGTCAATTCTACAATACAAATATACAATTGGTTAAACAGGTAAAACAATTAACAGAAAGCTTAGGTTATAAAGTTACATATAAAGAGTATTATCCAAAACTTAATAATAAAAAATGTAGCTTAGCAGCTCATATTACATTTACTCCCATTGAAAAGGTAGCTACAGTCCCGTTTAAAGTGAAAAGGATATGTGAAAAGGAATTTATTAATAAAAGCAATTGTAGAGCTCATTGGCATTATATTAAAAAAATAAAAGAAGTTAATTCAGTTCCAGTTAGATGTATTACTGTTGACTCAGAGGATTCATTATTTTTGGTTGGAAAGCAATATATACCGACCAAAAATACGACTATGATGACTATCTACGCTCTATGGATTGCATGTTTTAATGATGACCAGCGTATCCTTATCGTAGCTAATAAAGAAGGTACTGCATTGGAGATCATGAGTAGAATTAGACTAGCGTATGAGGAGTTACCCAACTGGTTAAAACCAGGTGTTAAAGAATATGGTAAAACATCTATTGTATTAGCAAACGGTACAAGGATCGGTATATCCACAACAACCGGTACTGCTGCTAGAGGTCAATCTGTTAACTGTCTTATATTGGATGAGCTTGCTTTCATCGAACCGCATTTAGTAGATGACTTCTGGAAATCAGTATACCCAATTGTTTCATCTTCGAAGAAATCAAAAATCTTTATTGCTTCAACTGCTAATGGTACTGACAACC